CTTGATCCACGCAACCCCAACAACACCCGCGCCAGCACTTACACCGGCCCTTTCGGCACGGTCAGCCCCTTTGCCCCGAGCCGGAACCGCCCGGACCGGCGGCGGCGTGGTGGCGGTGGTGCAGGACGCGGTGCCATCACCCAACGCGCGCGGGAACATGAACGCGCGGTCTCCGACATCGAGCGGCAACTGGCGCGCCTGGCGCCCAGCTACGCCCGCGACACAGCCGCCCTGAACACATGGCGGACGGAGGCGCTTGCCGCGCTAGACCCGGCCTCGGCGGGATATGAGCAGTTTGCCACGGATGTGGAAACGGTGTTCGAGCAGCGGCTGGCTGAGGCCTATCGCAAGGATCTGGACCGGCGCGACGACTGGTCCGCCGGTGTTGAGCGCGCGTTTCTGAAGGTGAACGAGGATCTGACCACCTGGGCCAATGTTGGCGAGAACCTTGTGACGGAATGGTCGTCCGGCCTTGAAGACGCGTTCATCAGTCTGGGGCGCACGGGCCGTGCGGAGATTGGTGACCTGGTCGACTACACGCTCGAGCAGTTTCAGCGGCTGGCCTATCAACAGGTCATTCAACCCGGTGTTGAAGCCGGATTTAACATCGTGTCGGGATTGCTCGGTGGCCTCTTTGGCACCACGCAGTCCCATGCCGGCAGCACAATCGGCACGGGCGGTGTGCGGCGCTCTTATGGTCCGGGTGCGCCCCTGCGCAGGGATGAACGCCTGACCGTGACCACGGTAGGCCAGCGCGTGTTTACGCCTGAGCAGATATCGAACGGGGCGATGGTGGTGGATGCCTTGGCATCAGCGGCTGCACAACCCGCGCAGGGTGGTGTCGTCTTTGCGCCTGAGATCGTGATCGTCAACCAAAGCTCCGGCAAGGTCGCTGGTGAGGTGCAAGATCAAGGCGAGGTTGGCGGCCGTCGCCGCTATGCCATTGTTCTGGCCGACGAGGTTGGCAACGCCTTCAGTCAGCCCGGCGGTGGGGCCGCCAGAAAGCTCAAGGGTGACTATGGCGTCACGCCGATAAGGCCAAAGCGATGACAGTTGTGTCCTGGCCTTCGGATCTGCCGCCCTTTCTGCGCGAGCCTTATACAGCGTCGATCGGGGACACACGCGTGCGCAAGGCCGCTGACGGCGTGCCGGGCTACAAGAGGCGGTTTTCGCGTCAGGCGCGCTCGGTCAGTCTCGGGATGGAGCTGACCCGCGATCAGAAAGCGGTGTTCGATCTGTTCTTCGATCAACAGACCGGCGGCGGCAATGCCGTGTTCACTTTGCCCGACCCGACGCTGCACGGTGTGACGCTTCAGGACGGGCGGGGCTTTGCCATCCTGACGGGGGGCGAGGCACCGATTGAGGTGTCGTCAACATGGGTGTGCCTCTTTGGTGACGAGTTGCCCTCGGAAACCATCAGCGGTGGTCGTTATGTCGTGACCTTCAATGTCTGGGTGTTGCCATGAGGCGGGTGTCCCTGAATGCGCGCCGGTCCGTCGATGCGCCGGTGTCTCTGGAAACCGAGGTGGTGTTGTTCATGATCGAGCACGCGGCGCTTGCAAGCCCGTTGCGCTTCTCGACAGACCCCACGGAACGCTTGTCGCTGGACCCGCTGGAATACGGCACACGGTCCACGTGGCGGGACAGCAACCCGATTGAAGAGCCGTTCAGGTTCATCATCGCCTCGGCGGATCTGCCCAGCGATGTGGCGGATGCGCCGGCCAGCGCGCGCATTGTCCTGGACAATGTGCATCACGGGCTTGGCCAGATCATGCGCAGCGTGACGGACCGTCCGCGTGCGCATATGGCCGTTGTCCTGGCCGACAGCCCCGATGTGATCGAGGTCCAGTTCACCAACATGCACGTGACCGGAGCAGATGGGGACGTCGCACAGGTATCGCTGACGCTTGGCAGACCCCTGATCGAGGCGGAAAGCGTGCCGATGGACCGCATGACCAAGGACCGCTTTCCGGGGTTGTTCCTGTGAGCTGGGCCAACGGATATGTGGGCTTGCCCTATCAGGATCTGGGGCGCAGCCGTGATGGTGCCGATTGCTGGGGGTTGGTGTGCCTGGTCTATCAGGCCGAGCTGGGCGTCACCTTGCCCAGCTATGCCGAGGGCTACGTCAGCAGTGCGGAGCGCACCAGTGTGGATGCGTTGATTGACGCAGGCCACCGTGAGCCGATCTGGCGTCATGTTGATGCGGTCGCGCCCTTCGATGTCATCACGCTGCGGTTGGGCCGCTTCAAATGCCACACCGGGATTGTCGTGCGGCCGGGCGTGATGCTGCACATGGCCCATGGCGCGTGCGCCAAGCTGGAGCGTTATGACGGCCCGCGTTGGCGCGATCGGATCGATGATGTATTTCGGCATGTCCGTGCGCCGGATGCAGAGGTGGCGGCATGACACAACGTCCTACCCCCCTGATTGTCTCCCCGGCCATTGATCCTGCGCAGGCGCGCGTCGTGACGACCGTGGACGCAGGCCAGACCGTTGCCGAGATCTTTGATGCACAGATGCCCGGCGCATGCGTGAACCGTGACGCCTTCCGCGTTCTGTTGGTCTCGGACGCCGGGTCTGCGCTTGTGCCGCATGACCGCTGGCACCTGGTGCGACCCAAGCCCGGCGTGGCGGTTGTGATCCGGCTGGTGCCGGGTGACGACGCCCTGCGCTCGATCCTGTCGATTGTCGTCTTGGTGGCCGCCAACGCCCTGGCACCGGGACTGGCCCAAGCCATCGGTGGCGCGTTCCTGAGCACAGCGGCCGGGGTGTCGGTCCTGACGGCTGGTCTGGGTCTTGTGGGTCAATTGCTGGTCAGCACGCTTATTCCGCCAGCGCAGGCGGCGGGGCGTCAGGACGCATCGCGCTCGGTCTACCAGATCGAAGGCTGGCGCAATGAGGTGCGCCCCGGCGGAGCCGTCCCATTTGCCAGTGGGCGGCATCGCTATGCGCCGCCCGTTGCCGCGCGCGCCTACACCGAGATCGTGGGCAGTGAGCAATACGTGCGCGCCTTGTTCCTCTTTGGGTACGGCCCGCAACGTCTGAGTGACATGCGCCTGGGCGAAACCCCTCTGGACGAATACGACGATGTCGAGATCGAGGTGCGTGAAGGGCGCGCCGGCGACGCGCCGCTATCGCTCTATCCGCGTCAGGTCATCGAGCAGAACGAAGGGGTCGAGCTGGTGCGGCCCTTGCCGCGCGATGCGGCCGGCACCGTCATCGCGGGCGCGCCCAGTGAGGCTTCACCCATCACGCGCTTCACAGCCGCCGACAGTGCCGAATGTTCCGTGATCCTGGCCTTTGGCAATGGCATGTATTTTGTGACGGACGATGGGCGGCTGTTGCGGCACGGGATCACGGTTGTGATCCGCCAACGCAAGGACGGGGTCGGCGATTGGGAGCTGGTCGAAAACCTCGTGATCTACGGCAACCAGCGCGAGGCGTTTTTCCGGCAGTATTCCTGGACATTCCCGTCGCGGGGGCGCTGGCAGATCGAGGTGATGCGCTCAGACGCGGAGAACCTGGACACGCGGATCTCGGACCGGGTGACCTTGTCGGCCATCCAGTCGATCCGGCCGGAATACCCGATCAACCTGGACAAGCCTCTGGCGCTGGTCGCGATGCGGATCAGGGCCACGCATCAGTTGAACGGCCCGCTGGATACCTTCAACGCGCTGACCGAAGCCGAAGGGCTGGTGCATGACGCGGGCGTATGGGCGCCGGGCTATGGCCGCACGCCCGCGACGGCGTTTCTGTCGGCCCTGACGGGGCCGTTGAACCCATTCCCGGCCGAGCTGGACGAGATCGACATGGATCTGATTGCGGACTGGCACGATTGGTGTCTCGCCAAGGGCCTGAAATACGATTTCGTCCAGGACGAGCAAGTCAGTCTCGAGGATGCCCTTCTGGCCATCTGCGCGGCGGGACGTGCCACGCCCCGGCATGATGGCGTCAAGTGGGGCGTGGTGATTGACCGGCCGCAGGACATTGTGGTCGATCACATCAGTCACAGGAACGGTGCGCAGTTCGCGTGGAACCATGCCTATGTCGATCCGCCTGATGCGTTGCGTGTGCGCTTCCTCGATGACACCGCCGACTACCGCGAGGCCGAGCGGATTGTGCCGTGGCCGGGACATGTCGGGCCGATCGAGACAACCGAGAACCTGGACATGCCGGGCAAGACGGACCCGGACGAGATCTGGATCGAGGCGCGCCGCCGGCAATACGAACGCACCTACCGCCCCGGCACCTATTCCGTCATGCAATCGGGTGCGGCGCGCGTGGCCACCCGTGGC